TATATCTCCACGTGCAGATAATACTGAATTTGAATCTCCCGCAGCAACTAGTGCCCAATAAACAGCATTTGTATCTAAATCAGGTCTTGTAGTTGAGTTATTTCCTACATGAGATATTTTTGCTCTATAAGTTGATGAAGCATATCTTACTGTATCTCCTGGATAATATGTTGTTCCATTAATCCAACCTGCATCAATAAAGTTAAATCCTTTAATTAATAATGACCAGTTTGAATCTCCAGCGGCAGCAGGAGCAGCATTTGTGTTATCTTGTAAAGCAACATAAGCGTTACCTCCATAATTAATTACTGATCCTATTTTATAAGCAGTTGAACTACTCCATACACCTGCACTACTATAACCAGTTGTAAATACTGTCCATTCAGATGTATTAGTAGAAGGTACTTTATTTGTGTTTGAAAGATTAGCAGTATAAGTGTAACCGCCGTAACTTACTGTATCGCCAGGTTGATAAGCAGTAGCTGAATTCCAAGAACTTTCATAATCTAAACCAGCAACAAATAAACTAAATTTTGTTAGATCAATTGTATCTGTAGAACTTGTAAATGGTAATGCACTTGTACAAATATAAAGTGATGGACCATATTTTACGATATCGTTTAATTTATAAGTTCCACCATTTGTATATCCAGCAGAAACCCAATTAAATCCTGGAACATAAATTGACCATTTTGAAGGATCAAAACTTGCTGCAGAAAAATGAGATAAAGTACAAATATAGTTTATTCCACCATATTTAACAACGTCATTTAATTTGTAAAAGAAAGTTGATGTTCCATTTCCAGATGTCCAATCTCCTTTGTAATCTGTTCCAGAAGTCATTACAGACCATAATGGAGTTGCAGCATTTGCATCTGTATAGAAATTTGCAGCTGCTGTATGATTAATTAAACATACATAAGATTGACCACCAAATTTAACAACGTCATCTTTAATGTATGCTGTACCTGTTGTCCAAGGACCTTGAAATTGAAACTTTATACGACCTAAAATAAAATCTGCCATTTATTCTCTCTAGTTAATTATGAAACCCAGTTGCCTGTTGCTCCATCTTGTGTAGCTGCATAAGTATAACTTTTGTCAAACCTAGCAACTAAAAATCCGTTCGAATTAATATAGTAAGTCACTTTTCTATGATCAATTTTTATTTGATCATTACTTCTGGAGTTAAAATTATATTGTCTATTATCAGAACCTTCACTAACTCCTTTTTGTACATCATTAATTAACGTTTGACCATCAGTAGCAAAACCACTTTCAATTTGGTCTAATGAATAAGGAAATCCCGAACCATCACTCATGTTAATACTTCCTTCGTCACCGTAAAACTTTACTTTACTATACGTTAAAATACCTGTATTATCTTTTTTTAACGCATGAACAGCTGACTCGTCATTGTAACCTTCTGCTTTTTTTAAAGATTTATTAACTAAGTAAGCCATTAAATATTTCCGTAATTATTTATACTATTTATAAAAAAAATAATGTTATTTTTACAATACATTATGTTACCTCTAATATACTCATATAAACACTACCACCAGCCACATCAGCCCATACTCTTATTATATCATTTGATTGCAAATTGATAGGTTTATCTAAAACTAAAGTGTTATTTGAATCTATTGATAATCCACTTCCTACATAATAAAAAGTAGGATTACCCGCAACTGTTACTGCTATATTTACGTTTAATGTTAGAGTTTCGTTTGTATTTGAAATATACAATGCGTGAATAACCGCTTTTTTATCATTAGGACATGTATATACATTTGCACTACTATTATTTGTAGTACTTAATGTATTTGCTGCACTTGTAAATATACTTGCCATTTTTTTAACCGAATACTATAGAGTATGCCAAAGCATCTCCATCCATTGCTAACGTACCATTATCATTAGGTAACGCTATTGTTCTTGTTTGTGTTGGTTCAACGACTGTTAAATTTGTATGAAAAGCATTTTCATAATTACCTTCAAATACTAAATTAGAACCATTTAACCAAATATCATAAGTTGTTTTATTTCCATTACCTAAAACTGTTTGAAAAGAAACAGATCCCGCTCCTCCAATTTCTTTAACAACATTAAAAGAATCTTTTGTGTAAAACTTTCCGTCTCTAATATTCATCGCCAGTTCGCCGACTTGTAAGTCGCTTGTACCTGGAATAGAATATTGTACCTCTGAACGTTTAGGTTTTAAAACAGTTGTCATTGTAAATTACTTTCTTAAAATATTTCTAATCTTTTCAACTACTGTAAAATTTTTTCTATCTTCTTTTTTTGCTATGCTATAACCGATTAAAAATGAACCAATCATAACTGTTAAAATTGCTAAAATATGCCAAGCTAAAAATGCCATTAGTATGTTCCTCCGTCTATTGTTGTTATTGCTACTGAACCTGTAGTTACAGTAAAATTATCTGTTGGAAAATATGCAACTCCTAATGCAGATGCGGTTGCTGTTTTTGCATTAAATGTAACTGTGTTGGTTGTTACAACACTATCCAACGCAGTACCACCTATAAATGTAAGTGTACTATTTAAATTTATTTGAGAAGTGCTAGGTGTTCCAGCTTCATCTGCAACTGTAAAATAAGGTGTGGATAATTTTGAATTGTCAATACTGCCTGCTAACATTGCGTTAGTAACACCAAGCGCTTTAATTCTTAAAGCATCTGCATTAATTTCTATTGAACTATCATCTACAGCAACATCAAGTGTGTTTCCATTTTTAGTTAATGCAGCACCTGCAACAACTGAACCTGCACCCGAAAATTGTGTTACTGTTAATTCTGTATATCCTAATGAAAGAGTTCCTGTGTATGTAATTACATAACCATTTTTAGAATTTGTATCACCTTCAGATACGAAAACAAATGAACCAGAAGTTAATTCCTGAGGAGTATCAGCGTCTGTTGCTCTTGTTAAAACCCAAGGAGCAGAAGATGAACCCATACTTGTAATTGTATAGATACCATTGTATGCGTCAAACGCTCCTGCAATAGGTTCATTTTTAATTAATATTCTATCACCAACAGTTAATGAAACACCTGTATCAATTTGAAACGTAGCATAAGGAGAATTTTTTGTTAATGTAGCATTAACACCAGACGTACCATTATTATAAGTGTATGCACCTAATGCAGCAGTTGTAGCAGCTTTAACTGATTGTTTTATATTTAAACCTTGAGAAACTTGATCAACGTAATCTTTTGTTGCTAATGATAAAGCAGAAAAACTTGTTCTATCTTTGTAACCTGAAGGAACTTTAACAGTACCTTGACCGTTTGGAGATAAATTTATATCACCATCTGTATTAGTTGAAGAAATTGTGTTGCCAGATATTCTAACATTGTTAACATCTAATTGTGTTAAACCTGCAAGTGTAGTTACTGTACTACCTAATGTTAAATCAGTAGAACCTAAAGTAGTTTTTGAATATTGTAATTTTGCATTTGTAACACCTGCATTAGTTAATTGAGTTGTTCCAATTGAACCAGCACCAATTGAAAATGATACTTGGTTACCTGTAACATCAGTTACAATTTGCGTGTTACCTTGAAAATCTAAAGTGTTTGTAGTTAAAAAACTAGATGAACCTGTATCACCTGAAATAGTAAATGTTATAGATGGAGTTGCAAAAGATAAAGTTCCTAATCCATCTGTTGTTAAAAATTGTCCACTTGAACCTGCAGTACTTGGTAAAGTAAATGTTACACTACCTGCAAGCGTTGTAGGAGCTTTAATAGTAACGGAATCCGTTCCATTATTTGTTGCTTCGTTTAATTTAATAGAACCAGATGAACCAGAACTATTTCCTACAATAAGTTGATCTATTGCTTTATTTGCATCAACTAATATAGCACCTGATGCAGCCAGAGTTCCTGGAGTAGCACCTAAAAGACCTGTAAAATATTTACCACCAATAGCAACTTGTTGTGATGCGTTTCCATCTCCCCCTACTGGACCTACACCAATAAAAAGTCTATCTCCTAATGTATTGTATGTACCTGCAGCGTATGAATATGAAAGTTCTCCAACTTTTGCTGTTGCGGGTGTACCTATGCCAGATGACGTTTTAATTTTAATTATAGTTGCCATTTATTAGTACTCGCCTCCATTTAAAGTTAAATTACCAGTAGAAGTAATAACATTAGTTGTAGTAAAAAATTTTTGATCGCTTGCTCTATATTGTAAAATAGCACCATCAGCGATACCTGTTGTATCTACGTCACCTAAAAGTGAAAGTTTTAATGTCGAATTATTTAAAGCCGCATTACTTAAACTACCCATTGAAGGTAGAGTTACTGAAACCTGTTGAGGTTGTAATGGACTTCCTTGAATATTTGCTACAATATAAGACAATTGTCTCTCCCTTTTACTCTATATTTATAATATTATTTTGTTTATATTATAATATATTATGATGTACTTACTTGTGGTCTTACTGTAATAATTCCCTCAACAATTCTTGTCGATTGATTTAAGGAATCTGTTATTTTTACATCATATACATAACGTGCAGCCTCTAAAGCAGCAGTTTGAGTAGCAGTTAAAGTAAGAGAAACTATGCCCGTAGCAGTGTTTATACTTGTAGTAATGGGTACTCTTGTACTTGTTGAAGAATAACCTTTGGCCATTTTTGCAGATGCAGTGTAACCTGTTAAATTTAAAGGATTTCCCACTAAATCTTTTACAGACACGTCTGATGAAAATGTTGACCCTTGATCAATATTTAAATTTGCAATTGCACCCATTTACTTATTTATTTTTTTTCTGTTGCTTCTAGTACTGGTTGGTCACCTAGTTCTTCTACTATTTTATTATTATAGTACTCAGTCAATACATCAATTTTTTCAACTTCAATTATTAATCTAGTTTTATTTTGTTGTATCTCTTGTCTAGCGATAATATAATTTTTTAATTTATCACTAAACTTTGTCTCATCATAATCTTTACCATTTATAGTAATAGTCATAATTATTCACTCCTTTTACAGTTATTATACATTAATATATTAAAAATGTCAATGATATTTATATAAGATAAATATTAAATATGTTAAAAACTGAACATTTAAATGACTTTTATATAAAGGGTTTTACGGTATTTTCATTTCCAGAAGCATTTAAATATAACTTTGATAATTTTAACTTTATTCAAGCAGGAAATCAATCAGATGATTTTGTTTATAAAAATGACCCTTTATTAATTCCTATAATAAATGAATTTGCAGAATTAATAGAACAAAGATATGTAAGTTTTTTTGGTTCTGAATATAAAAATCTTCGTAAATTAGGTGTCAATCTAGCTCACAATAAAGCACGTAAATGGCACAGTGATGTAGACACTTGGGCAGATTTAAATATTTGTTTAGTTTTTAATTTGTACTTAGATGATACTAAAGAACATAATAATGGATTTGATATTAAAAACGACACAGAAGAATTTAATTTATTTCCTAAAAAAGGTGACTTGTTTATGTTAAATGTAAGCAACGCATTTAAACATAAAGCAAATATTAATAATGATAATGTAAATAGACGTGTTATGACTTTTGATTATTTCGTTCCATCTTTAGACAAAGTTATTCAAATTTAAATTTAAAATTAAAAGTAAATCTATTTTTACTATAATCGTTTGCAATTGTTTTATGTCTCATTAAAGGATTATAATTGTTAATACAAACAAAACTAGAATCTACAGGAAAATGCTGATATATTTCTTTTATTTCACCGTTCTCTTGTTCTTTACCAAAACAGATTTGTCCTTTCCATTCTTCTTTCCAAGTTTTTTCTTCGTTAAAATACATTAATATCATCATATTACAACAATCGTCAGTATCATTATGCCAAGGCAAATTTTCAGTTCCATTCCAAAGACCATAAGTAAAAGATTTTATTGTTCTTAACCAAGAAGTATTTTTATGTTGTTCTCTAACAAAGCTTTCTCTCAAAGGTTTAAAAAAATCCATTGTAATTACTTTATTTGCTAAATGCTTAACTTCTAAAGGAGCATTATTAAAACAATATAATTCTCTCAATCTTTCTTCATATGGAAAATCATTTATTGTAAATATTTCTTTCAATTCTTTTGAATTGTTAGGAGACATTATAGTAGTTAAAGTGTCGTAAGGCATTTGAGACCAAGAAGCCGCAACAGGAAATTGATTATTTAAATTAATATCTTCGATCTTATTTTTTTCGTTAATCTCTACGAAATTTTTAAATTTTGTATTTTTAATTATAGATTTTGCTTCTTGTGCAATATCATTAGGTAATAAACCAATATTAAATCCCATTTCATGGAATTTATACACATCAAATTGATAATCAAAATTAAGATTCATCTATTAAAAACTCTTTCTTATAGTATTCTTTTATGTCAGGAACGATACCTTTATTCTCATCTAAAGGCATAATTTTGTTTAATATACTGTCATAAGTATTTATGTCGGCATCATAAATCTTAAAATGAGGATCATTTCCATATAACAAATCACTATCATTTAATAATTCATAAAAATCTTCATTAAAATCTTTTGATAACCAGTAAGCATAACAAATAGCCACAACATAACTTTTAGAAGGATATATAAAAGGCATATCTTTATTGTAAAAATATCTTACAGCATTTTCAACTATATCATTAGAAAATTCTACCTGTAATTTATTAAGATCATCACCATGATCTGTAACCATTCTATGATATAGTTCTTGTCTAATTTTCCATTCTTTGTGCATAGTAATCCAACAATCCTTTATATCCATTACAACCGTTATCTAAATCTTTTACATAACGATAATGTTCTGTTAAACAATGGCCATAATATTTACACTTTCTACATATATCAGAAACATTATTAATTGGTTCCTGTTCTGCCCATTTTATATATTCTTTAATTGAATTTAGTTCTAAAAAATATTCTTTATCATTTTCATCAAATTCTAACACAGCAAAATTGCCATTAGGTGTTATATAAACGTGATTGTTTGAAAATGCGTTATATTCTTTTTTTAAACTTTTAATTATATTACCTTCATTTATAAAATCAAATCTTTTTCTTATAGGACTTTCAATCCATTTTTTTACAAATAACTCAAAGTCTTTATGAGTAACGGGTTGTGAATTTGCTTGATTTATTGAATACGGTTTAATCTCTACGCTTTCTATACTAGAACATAAATTCATTTTTTGTATCATATCATCAACATTCATTTTTAATACCTTTTCACTTGCAAGTATCAGTACTGCAATAGGCACAGGACTATGAAACATGTTATTATAAACTAAATCAGACTTTTCTCTTGCTTCAAAATCATAACTCACTCCTAAATAAAAATCAGGTTCAAAAAAACCCTCATGTAACATTGAAAGATTAGTTATAATATTAATCTTATCTTTATAATATTTTCTTATAACATCTTTTAATCCATAAAAATATTCTTTTTTTAATGCACCTATTTCACCGCCATATAAATCTACCCAATCAATCTTCCTTACTCTACTAATTTCTTTAAGTCTTTGATCAAGTATTGCTAATGGTATTTTTTTTTGATCTCCCAATTGTTCAGGTGTAAGATAACAAAAGTTGCATCTAAAGTTGCAAAAATAACTAGGATTAATTGATATTTTTATATTATTCATAATCTTTCAACAGTGTTAATTCAACTTGCATAATTAATTTTATTTTACCATATGACATATCTATATTATTATATGCAAAACTAGGAAAAATAATAACATCTGTTGTTTGGGGTTTTATAATTTCAGGTTCAAACCATTTTTTAAATTTTTTATTTAAATGATACCCTCTATCTGCATTAAATCTAGGATCTTTGAGTATTAAAGTACCACCAGTTTCTTTCTCGTCAGATAATATATAAAATAATCCTGTAATATGAGAATCATATTGATTATGTGTAGGGATTGTATTAATAATATTAGAACCTGTTAGAGTACCTCTTAAAAAATGTTTTTCTTTTTTTAAATCTATATTAACAAAATTTAAATATTCATTAAATATAGGTAATATTTCTTTATCCACAAAAAGATTAAAAAAAGTATCTTCAAATATATTTTGATCTGTAATATTTTTGTTAATATAGTTTAAATGAATATAATTAACAATACGATTTAATAATTCTTTGTCTTTTATATTATTTTTCAATATTGTTGTAGGCCAACAATTATTAAATCCTTTGTTTATCATATATGATTAAAGTTAAAAGATGCTTGTATTCTTTGTCTATCTGTTTTACCTGCCCTATGTTTAAATTTTGTATCATTATTAACTAACACCAAAGAACCAACACTTGGATAAAATGTCCACATTTCTTTATCTGTTTTAAACTGTATTTCTCCTTGACTATATTTTTTCATTTCTGAGAAATATAGTATAAAAAAGAAATCACATTCCTCTATATCATTATGCCATTCACTTGCTTTTTTAGCAATGCCTTCCCACATTTGACGATCTCCCATAACATGTTCACCAAACATGGGTTGCACTATTTCATTTGAAATATTAAAATGTATGGCCATTAAAGCCTTATCTAACTGTTTAGTATCTCCAGTAGGATGATAGTCGTGATCTATACCAGGAAAATTCCATTCAATAGTATCAAGATTTACAAGATCAGTATATTTATTACCTTTAAATACAGTAAATCCTTTTGTAAGAAAATTAGATTTATGTTGTTCAATATTAGTCATCTTTTAAAAACAAATCTACAGGTACAGCAAGTCTCATTTTTCCAAAAAATGTTTCTACACTATGATATGTAAAACTTGGAAATATAACTATATCACCTGATTTAGGAAAAAATCTTATAGGTTTAAACCATTCATTAAACTCAGAAGTATATCCTCTATTTGCATTATGTCTAGGGTCATGTATTGCTAATGCACCACCTTGATCTTGTTCTTCGCATAATAAATAAAACACTGCACATAAATGAGCGCCTGAATGATTATGTTTAGGAACAAAATAAGATGATTTGTTGCCCGTTATCCATGCCTTTAAATGAAATTCTTTTTTAGATAGATTGATATTAAAATTTTGCAATTCTATGTATTTTTGGAAAGAAGGTATAACAATCTTTTCTTTAAACGTATCAAATTGTTTATTATCAAATAGATTTTGATCTTTAACACTTAATGAAACTTTTAAATCTTCAGAATTGTAACTAGATAGAATATAAGTGACAACGTCATCTAATATACTTTTATCAGTGATAGTATCTTTTAATATTGGTGTAGCCCAAAAATTATTTAAACCTTCATTCATATCATTTATCATAAACAGGAAATTCTTTATCTTTTATTATATTTATTAGTTTATTTTTAATAATTTTAAAAAACAAACGTTTCATAAAAAGCATAAAATATCTTTGAAATAAATTATCACTATATTTAAAAAATACTATTTCTAAATAACAATAATTTTTATATTTTTTAAGATATAAATTATTAACAGATTGCGCTTCTAACTTAACGTCATAATTACTTTCATCTATTATTTTAAATTTTTTGTTATTTTTATCTACAAATTTAATATTAAAAATATATTTTTTTAATTCAAATGTAACAAAAGGTATTTTCTTCATTTTTTTTATTATATCTTCTCTTTCATTTTCTTCCACAAATGCTAATGTTATATAAGGATTATCCCAACCAGAATCGTGTCCTTCGCAACTATTAATAGTCATATAATTTTTATTTAAGAAAGCAAATACGACTTCTTTTATTCCTTCTTCTAAATTATCTTCAAAATTTGGCTCATAAGGACTAACTGTAATAGAAAAATATTTGTCATTATCATCTGTGTCAATACCTGCAATTACTTTTCCATAATTTGTTTTATAGTTTTTCATAATGTACTTTCATCTATATAAGGCGTTACTTCTATATTTAGTCCGTTAGATTTAAGTATATCTGGTGCAATAGATTTCATTAACTTACAATGTTCTTCCACCATATTATGCTGTTTTAAATCTTTAATTGTTTTTCTGCAACCATTACATATCTCAAACATAGGACAAGTAAAGCAGGCCTTCTTCATACTAATAAGATTAACATCATCTTGTAATGGCGTAAAAAACTCACCTTTCATTTCTTTATCAAAATCTATTGACTTATCTTTATCATCGCCAAAAGAACCACAAGAATAATAATCACCACTAGGATTTAATGCACGAATACCACTATCACATTTACGATTTTGAGGACATGATGTTCTACCACCAGTTAATCTTTGCATCATTTGTTTTGTATTAAATTCCCAAGGCGCAAGACCACGTTTCCATATCTCTACGTAGATTTTATATATTTTACTTAACAAATACGGTTTACCTTGTTCGCCACTTGCCATTGCATAGTTTAATTTACATTCTACACCGGTTTTACTGTTGCGTGAAAAGTTATGTAATGTACCATCAGGTACAACATCTTCACTCATACGCTTTGCAAGTTCTACGTTTTTAATTGCATCTTTTTCATTTTCAGGGACAATAACAGATATAAAATCTGGTCTGTAACCACAATGTTTTAACATTGCATCTGAGCATTTCCAAAAATCTTCTTCTGTAAATTCTGTTAAATCTCCTTTAAGACGGCCACCACCATATTGAAATGATGTAGTTATGCCAACTCTTTCATTATTAAATAGATCAGACCACTTCTCTGGTTTCTTATAAAACGGCCATAGATTTGTAGTCAATGCAATAGATGTATCATAATCATGCTCATCTAACCATCTAATAATCTTCCAATAGTATTCAGGTTCCATCATTAAAGGATCACCACCATTTACTATGATAGTTTTTGTTTCAGGAAAACGTTTTAAAAATGAAAATATATAATCGTGAGATAGTTCGTCTTTTCTATTATCAGATATCTTTGTACTAGAACAGAAAGTACATTTAAAGTTACACAACTCAGTAGGTTTAATTATCAAATCCATTTTTCAAATCTAATGCAACATTAATTACTAATCTTTTTTCATTACCATTATATTTTGTTACTTTATGCCATACATTACTAGGAAAAATAACTATTTTACCAATTTCAAATTTTATAGTATGAGTAAAAGTACACTCATTTTTTTTTAATTTTTGAGGATTTCTCCAAAGTGGGTCATATAATATTAAATCTCCTCCTTTATTATTTTCTCCACTAACCCAAACAATAGCTATATGAGTAGTATTGTGATGATCATCACAATGTAAATCAAAATGATCATGTTCGTTTCTTAACCAAATATCTCTAATTACTCCTTTAGTTTTATTAAATAAATTTTTTAAAATAGGATCATTCAATTTTTGTTTAACATCTTCAATAGTCCAATTATCATCTTCATCTGAAAAATATAATGTTTGTTGTAAAGACCAAGAAGATAATAAAAGACAATACTCTTTATCAATATTATCTGTATATATCTTTGTAGGAAATAAATTTAATTCGTTCATATTAAATCCATTTTCTAAACATCTTACTTATTATAATATGTTTATTATTTAAAACCATTTCATCAATAATTTCAGTTCTAAATCTTCCATTTATTTTTTTAATACTTTTTGGAGGAGTATTAATATCGTATAAATCTATAATATAATTATTTATTTTACTATACTCAGGTAATTCTTTTATTATAGCAAAACATTCTTTACAAAAATTACCAGGTGTTAATTTTTCTTCAAACATTGGATATATCAATTCTAATAATTTATTACAAGCTTGATTCATAAAAAACATTTCGTGCATTTCTTCTTTGGTAAAACTATAACAACTTTGTATTGTATGGAAATAATTTTGTTTTTGTTTATATAAACTATGTACATTGTCTACACCAGAATCATCTACAAAATCAGTATATACTTTTACAGGTTGAATTTTATATTGTTCCAAATATTCTTTTTTGCTTATATAACTATCTGGCAATAACATATAATCGTGTCTGTTATTACTAAGTGCTTTAAAATTCCATATAATTTCCATTTCATCATAAAAATCTTTTAATGTTGAACCAGGCATTCCTAATATTAATTCTAGTGATGGTACAGGATAACCTTTTTCTTTACATTGTTTTCCTATATGTTTACTCAGTTCTATTTTATCTTTAGATGATAAATCAACTCTTTTAGCAACTTTCATTGCTTCATCAGATATACTTTGAATTGAAACAGCAGGAACAATTAAATCTAATTCATCTTCACCCCTAGGTCCTACTATTTCAAACCAACAATCAACTAACCTTTTTCTTCTATTTAAATCTTTAGATTTCATTGTAGATATATCTGTTAAATGCACTCCTTGTTGCCATGCAAATTTAAATATTTCTAAATCTCTTTCTTCAAAAGCTCCAAAATTTGCATCTGTTAAAAATGCACGTGTATAACCAGCACGCTTCATAGCAGAAATATCTCTCTTAGCAACATCTACTTTTTTCTTTATAATTTTAGTATCTAATCCGCCACCCCATTCACAATACACACATTTGTATGGACAACCTCTTGTAGTTTCTAATACAATAATTGCTTCCATTTTATGTTCTTTTGAATAGTTGCATATTTTTTTTACATAATCAAAATGTTCTTCATATATTGAATAATCAGGCAGGCCACATTTAGTTTGTTTTGTACTATTCATTTCCCAACTGATATCTTCTTTATTAACTTTGCCGTTATTGTCTATATAAGAATTTAAAAAATCTTCTATAAAAACTTCACCAGGTTTTGTAGGTTGACATATAAAATCATAAAATTTTCTTGATTTTAAAAACTCAGGTTCATTTGTACCTATATGTGGACCGCCTAATATACATAAAGCATTTTTGTTTATTTTTTTAACATGTTGAGCAAACAAATCACATATATCATAATTCCATACATAACTACTAATTAAATAAATGTCTGCATTAGGAACTTCATTGTATATATCTTTTATATCTTTGTACTTATTAAATTTATAAGGAGCTTCTAACCATTCAAATCTGTTATAGTATTTGCCAAATCTTTTATAATGACTTTGCATCATTAAATAGGTCATATTATTTGCTAAACTCCAATCAGTATATGGTGGATTTATAAATGCTATTTTATTTTTTTGAATCAGCATACCTAAATGTTTCCTTAAACACACATTCTTTCATATCATGTTCAATAAATTTAAAATCTTGTTTTATAAAACAAGTAAAAGGGCATCTTTGAAAAAACTCACATTCAAAACAATTATATTTTTTCATAAAGTTTTCAATAATTTTAGTGCCGCCCAAATCTTCTGTATTTTGAGTTGCGTCTTTTAATAATACCGCACCCGAACAACCTCTAGGTATACTACCATCTGGCATTACTGTTAAACTGTTGCCTTTAGTACAACCCATTCTATTATTTATTTTGCCATTTAAAAATGGTTCTATGTTTAACATTTTAGGATATTTGTCAACACATAGTTTATAGAATTTAAATGTTTCTGATTCAGCAGGCATCATAAAGACATTTGTTTTTCTAGTTACACTTGGTAATAAAGAATCAAAATGTATTTCAAAATTATTATACAGATAATCAAAGTATTCATCACCTGCAACTATCTTTTGAATGTTTTGTTTAGTTAAAACACAACTTATCATTTTAATATGAGGTTTAAAAATATCTATATTTTTTTTAAAAGTCTCTAATGCCAACGTATTAAATCTGCCTACAATGTCATAAGAAACTGATAGTATGATATTATTTTTTTTAATGAAATCTACAATTAAATCTGTTTTATCAAATACAAGATTAGTAACAAAATTAAATACGATTGTTTTATCAGAAGAAACCTTTTCTCTAACTTGTTTTACAAATTTAGAATATATATCTAAGAAGCCTTTGTCTGTCCACGTATCTTGTAACAGTTCACCACCCATAGTGTTTATTATAAAATGTTTTGATCTATCGTTTCGTTCAATGTAACGGGTTATCGTAGGAACTTTATTTAAGATTTCTTTTTCTGAAGCGCCTAATATACTGGAATGATCTTGTGGACAAAAAGAACATGATAAATTGCAATGTTCAAATAAGCATAAAACAATTTCAGACCAATCAATAACTTTATTATCTATTACTTTGTAAAATGATATATCTTCTTGCATTTTCACCTTTATATAACATAACCGCTCAATAATTCTTTGTTATCTTCATATACATTAAAAATATGTTGTATAAAGTAAGTATTAATACTAGGAAAACCTAAACCATAAAAAGTACCAGTAGTAAAGGAACTATCTTGTTGATTTTGATATGAAATTAAGGTTTTTAATTCTTCAGTTGTTACTGAATTTGTTTTTAATAAGGGAATAATTTCAATTAAAAAATTTGATTCTCTATTGTCTATACCAAGAATATCTAAAAATTGTTTTATATTTGCAATATCATTTTCCGTAATATTTTCAAAATTAATTAATGAATTAGAACCATTAGTTAATAATATATGGTAAGTTTTGCTACACAGTGAATTTATCTTCCAAACATCAGAATTATTAAAAAATGTTTTTACTATAGAATTTTCATTTTTTACAATATCCATATAATTGTTTATATTATAAGTTTCTTCTATTCCTATTTTTTTAAGAAATTTAGCATTAACCAAATTATACATAAAGGTTTCTCTTAAATCATATAAATGTTTTGAAATTTCTATTTTAATTAAAGGTAATACTGATTTTGCTAGTTCATTTGCTCTTGAACCATTATATAAAAAAGAAGATAATAATAATTCTACACTAAATGATTCAATATTTTCATTTATAAAAGTCATATAATCATTTCTATTAACATCTAATGAATTTATTTCGTTTCTTAAATTTTTTTGAGAAAAAAATATATCTGTAACTTTATTTTTATCAACTTGATTCCAATATGCAGATATTCTTAAAAAATTTTTATAATCAAAAAACAGTTTTACATATTCTACTATATTTTCAGTTGTTGCATTTGGTAACAAAATTTTAAACCATAAAGCAATTATTTTATAATAATTTTTTTGATCAGCATATATGAAAACTGGTTTATTTGATTTAATAGTTTGTTCTTTAACTTTATTAAGCAATTCTAAAAAAGAAGATACATTATTTAAACTATTTAAATCTTTTCCATATGATATAAGTTCGCCACCTGAAATTTTTTTTATTTCACTCCAATTCTTAACACCATTTAATTCAGATATAACTACTCTATCAAAATTAAAATCTATATTTTCATCATGTTCTAAATAAACTTTTTTAAACAGGTACAACATTTTGTTCCTTATCTTGTTGTTTTGCAGTTATAAATTCATTACCTTTGCTTTGAGAAACTGCAAGCGTTAATAAAAATAATAAATTATTTTTGTTATTCCAAAAACTAAACAAATTTTTACCTCTAAACATATAATCATCAAAATAATGAGTATAAAATTTAATATTTGAATTTAATTTACTGTAAAATAAATAAAAATTTTCGTGTTTTAAGATACTTAAAAAGTTAACACCTTTTAAATCTTTAGTATCATCTTTTGGAAAACTTTTAGCATAATTTCTAAATTCATCTGATTTTAATGTATATAAATTATAAATTGATAAACTATCTAATATATCTGACCAGCGTGAAACAATTTCTTTGTTTTCTTCAATAAAATTTTTATAATTATCTTCTTTAACTAAACCTTTGTATTGCAATAAAACATTAATTGCTATATTTTCTAATGAATTAATATTTACTAATGAAATGCTGTTGAAGTAATCTTTAACTAATTCTAAATCTGGTTCTTTTATATCTACCGGCAAATCTAAATTACTTAAATAAGTTAATAGTTTAGATCCTTTCATTTCACTTTTAGAATAATCAATAAAATAGAAAGTATCTTTATCTATAAAATATTTCTTTAATTCTTCTATTGATATTGGCGCCGTTGTTTCAATGATTTGCATTATCTTCTTCCTCTATTACTGTGACATGAACTATGACAACTTGCATGACATACGTCCACTTGAATAGTTACAGTATTATCTCGTGCCGTTGTATATTGCGTTTGTAAATTTGTAAAAAATGTTTCTAATTGTGTTGTTCCAATTAGACTTCCTAATTGGGTTCCTGCTTTATCAACAACGTATGATGTAAGAAAAGTTAATCCATTTAATGAACCTAACTGTGATGCAATAGGTGTACCATAACGACTAAGCGATAATTGAAACGTTGTTGAATTGTTTGTAGCAACAACATAAAAAGTTGTAGGATCGGAATAAACTGAAGTTGTAGTAGTAGGATCAATAAAAGTTGCAGTACCAGTTAATGTTCCTGAAACTGTAATTGCCTGTGTAGGAAACAAATATGTACTGTTGCAAGAAAATTGTCCTTCTGTTCCTGTAAGAGTAACACCTGATAATGTATATGAACTACCAAACGTTTGCAAATAAGAATTGTTCATTTTTGCTTTACCTGTTTGATCAGAAAAAACTCCAGTATTAGCATACGATCCTGTATTTCCTCCTCCACCCGTAACGTTTAATATTGCTCTTAATTTTCTAACATTTGTATAGATGGCAAGTTGTCCTAATAAAACTCTATTAATAGTATTTGCATTAATTACAGCGCCACTTCCTCCTAGATTATTCGCACCAATACTTAGTGTAATTGGATCAGCCAAATTACCTGTTAATAGATTTCCATCAAAATCTGCAAATGGTTTTGTATCTGCTGCCCAGATTATATTATCAGCAGGTACATTTGTTGCACTTCCATTAACGACTGCTGTTACAAAATCTGCAAATCTATCAATAAGATTTTGAGATTCTATTGGATTATTTAACGTTGTCATATTTTATACTACTTTTTAATTCCTTCATTAAACTCTTAGGTGCGCCACATATATTTCCTTGCCAAGCAAGTTGATGACAATCACCACCACAAAACTCAAAAACTTCGCAAGAAAAACATATAGGATTTCTTGCACGTTCACAAGCAATGTTCTCTATTCTTATAGGACTATTTATAATACTTTGTATATCGTCATTTATAGTACCAAAGGAGAACTCTGGTGCTGAATTTGGGCATCCAGATATCGTTCCATCTGCATTTATTGTAAATATCTTCTGTTCGCAATCTCTACAAAAAGTGCCACCTTTTAAAAATCCAGTTTCAAATTTACTGTATATAACCTCTAATGTTTCATTGTCAAACCAACTTCTACAATTAAATTCTTTAGATTGATGGTGCATTTTTAAAAACCATTTGTCTTGTTCTATGTTATCTGGGAATATCTCAGGATGTAATTTTGCATTACCATTACCCGTTAATCTTTCAAAAGATATTTCTTGTACACCTAACTCTTTAATCCATTTTAATAATTCAATAGGTTCCATGGCAATAGTATCTTTAGTTACACTGATAAACAATTTAATTGTAACACCTCTGTTTAATAAATCTTTAACGTTTTTTTCCCATAGATTATATTGTGCATCATTTTCAAATCGTATTTTAGGGTCCCAACTTGTACCCATACGATTGTTTAAAGGTCCTTTTATAAATTCATAATGTTCGTCTTTTAATTTAAAAACAAGATTTGAAGTTATGCCCCACGACATATTAGGCCACAAGTCTTTACATTCTTCATATACTTTATTCATGTGAGATACTGGCGCCAAAAAAGGTTCACCACCATGAAATTCTAAATGAATAGTATCTTCATCTTTATTAAAATATTGTCTAAATCTTTTTATGAAATCTATTGTTTTAAAATGATTAAAGTAAATCTTTTTACCGTTTATGCCACTAGTAAAACAGTGTTTGCAATTCAGTTGACAAGTTTCAGTTGTCTTTAAATAAAACATCCAATTCATTAATTAAATCCTATACTTAATGCCCAAGTGTTTTCGGAACTATCAACTCTATGTTTTACTCCTTTGGGTATAAAAATTGCTTGTTCTTCTTTTACTAAAGTTGGGTGATTATCTACATAAACTTTTTTTGATCCTTTTACAATATATAAAAGAACGTTAGTATCATCTGCATGTTCAGGAAAAGAAAATCCACCATATTGATTATAAAATAAATGAACACTATTTACTTTATGATCTAAATTAAAATCTTTTAATATTTTTAAATGAAAAAATTTATCTTCCAATCCTTCAACTTTTATATGAGGAATGTCTTTATAAGTTTTAATCCAAGTACCATAAGTTATTTCGTCTTTAACTTTATAGTCTTTGCCTTCTTTATCTATGTAAATAATTTGATTGTTTTCGTATCTATGGAAAGATAAAATTTCATCAGTTAAAGCATCAATCATACTTAATATTTAGTATGATTAAATTATAATATAACTGCTTCGATTAAGCCTTTATCATTATCTTCTAAAGCAATCGCAAATACTTTTGTAAATTCTTCACTGATTGTTGTAGCATAACCACCGTTACCTGCAACTAATTCATCACCTTTTTTAACAGGTCCTGTAACTTTAATTTTTACACGTCCTTTTAATGCAATAGGTTGACCTTTTCCTTTTGCGTTCATTAAAAAAGCAGGTCTATCTGAAATAACTCCTAATGCTCTTTTACCTACAAAACATTCTGTAACTTCTTTTTCTCCACCTATCATTACAACTGTACCAATATCATATATTTTATCTGTTTCATATATTTCGGCAAGATCGGCGTATTGTGCTTTTAAAGCAGTAGTAGTTAAAATATTTGTTCCTGGATTGTATGATAAATCTGTATCTGTTCTTACAACTTGATTGCTTCCTAAATTACTTGCTACAAAAGTTAAATAATATGGATTACTATCACTATCCTGAGGAGATGTTTGGACTGTTGCAGCAGCACTTGCCGTACCTGTAAAAGTTGTAGCAGTAACGCTAGCAAATGTTACATTATCTGCAGATGTATTAAATTTTACACCTCTAATGGTATTATCAGCAATATCAGAATTTATAATTGTACTATCTGCAATCATTGTACTTGTAATTGTACCCACATCACCTGTAGTAACAATCGCACCTGAAACGTTAGGTAATGTGATTGTTCTGTTTGCTGTAGGATCTACAACATCTAACGTTGTTTTAAACGCATTTGCTGTAACACCTTCAAATTGAATATTTCCACCAGAAACATATATTCCTCCAGCAGAAGTAAGTAATCCTGTTACACCTAAAGTTCCACCAACTGACGTATTACCGGTTGCACCTGTAACTACAAATTTATTTGTATTAATTGTTATATTTCCTGAAGAAGTATATGAGGTTGCAGTTATGGCACCAGCACCTAATGTACCTGTAGTACTTAAATTATTATTTGAAAAAGATATATTATTACTTGATGAAGTTATACTTCCATTAGATAAAGACAAATTACCTGCATTTATTTGATTATTTACAGTTACAGTATTTGGAAGACTAAAAGTTATTGTTGGGCCAGAAGAAACGGACGCAGTAATTTGATTTGTTGTTGAAGCAAATCTAAGTTGTGTACCAGGTCCAACTAATTGAGAAGCGTTTGCAGTATCTTTAACTGTAAATGCAAACGTATTAGTAACATAACCAGCAACCTCAACAATAGCACCCATAACAGATGTTGCTTGAAATCCGGTTGTTGATAATAAAGCAGGATCACCAAAATCATTTTGTGTTAAGTTATTTAACTTAACTCGCATTTGTTCTAGTGTATCTGTAGTATTAATTACTGTAAGTGCCATGATTATTTTTTAATTACCTCTTTTAATAAACTTTTAATTTCTTCTAATTCCGTTCTTAATATATTTATTTCTTTAACAGCATTTCTTATTTCATCACTTTGTTTTTCTCTATTAGTTATTCTGCTCATATATAATTCATATTCACTTTTATTATCATTTATAATTGCATTATTACGAACATCTCTAACATAAGAACTATATCCTTCAACTTTTATTTTCATATTACGCCAATGCTATTCCTCTTAAATCTCTAACTAATGGAGGATAAGATGAATTTGTTCCTTTTAATACTATTTTAATTTGAAATGCAGTAAATTGAGTAATATTAGAAACCGAATATTTGTATTCAGTAAAAGTTGAATTACTTGCAAATGGAATAGTTACATCTTCATTTCCATCTATGTTAAATGGAATCCAAGATAAATCTTTTATATCTCTAACTTCAGTTGCACTTGTTGTTCTATAGAATACTTTTACAGTCGAACCTGATCTTACGTTAGAAGTCAATCTTACATCTAAAGCAGTTGATGGATTGGCAAGTGTAATTGGTCTTCCCACATAAATTGCAGCAGAAGAGCTTCCAGAAGGAGAAGTATCTGAAACATAATTTGGAGTATTTATGGAAGTAGGATTATTTAATCTATTTTGTACAACAACCATACTTAATCTTCCTGTATCAATAACAGGAGATAATTTTGATGTTCCATCAGAATCTAAATTTTCAGTATTTAATGTTATATTTAAGAATATAGATTTTTTACCTGTAGTTGTTAAAAGATTTGTTTCATTAATTGAACTTGCAACTAATTGAGGTGAAGTAAAGTAAATATTATCACCTGGGTGAACACTTAGGTCATTACTATTGTAAACAAATTCTGTTTCTGTTCCATGTAAAGATTTACCTGAAACTGTTAATATGATATAATCCAATGATGTTCCACCTACAGTTAAAGTAGATAAATTTAAATTAGCAACATCAAATATTCTATTTTGAGTAGCATTAATTGTAGTACCACCTATATCTCCTGAACCTGTTGCAGTTTGAGATAATGTAATATCGTAACTATCTAATGTAATATTTTGTAAATTTGTAAACGTTCCATTAATTGCCGTTGATGCAATACCGTTATATGTTCCAGCAGGCACTCCTGAAATAGTAACATAATTACTTGAACTGTGCATACCATGATTTTTATGGAATACTCTAACCACTGCTGATGATGCAGTTGTTCTTATAGCATTTGTTGCTAAAAGTTTTGTAGGTAATACATCATTAACAAGTGTTACGTTTCCAATAACATTTTCAAAAGCTGCTCTTTTTAATTTGAACATAATATCTGTTGTTTGATCTGCTGTCCAAGTTGATCCATTTTGTGATTTAAAGAAAACCCCTGCATATGGATTATCAGATATTGTTCTATTTGAATTTACTTGTGTTTCACCTATTGTTCCTACCCAAGCATTATAATTATTACAATTACTTAATAAACAGAAACAATATTCTGTTTTCTCTTGTAAATAAACAGGAGAAGGGAAAGTAAATGTGGTAGCTAAAGTGGCATCATCACTCACATTTACAGAACTTGGATTTAAAGTTACTTCACCAAATGGTACTAAAGTACGAGAAGGATAACCATTTATTACTTCTCTAATTTGTAATGTTACAGGAATGTTAGCATCTTTTGATTGAAAATAAACGTCAATAGATGTAGCAAAAATTCCACCTACATCATCTACTAAAAATGTTTGTGCAATAGGATCAATCCAAGCAATAACTTCTTGTGTTGTTCTAGTTGATGTTCTTGATATACTTCTAGTGTCAACAACATCTTGTCTAACTACAGTTGCTTGTCTAGTAGATACAATTGTATTTTGTGTAGTTTCAATAGTTCCTTTTGCAACATAATCACCTTCTGCTGAAGTTTCAACATCTGTAATTGAATTTGTAATAGAACTTGTTAATCTAAAAACTTTTTGTCCCGTTCTCCATCTAGGATTACTATCTACAGTAGGATTAGGAATTGTAAATGTTCCTGATACTGCACCATTAGCATCAGTAATTAAAGCACCTCCTGTTATTCCACCTGTCGGTGTTACATAAGTTGCTACAGAAATATTATCAAAGAAAGGATAAACTTTTGTATTAGGTTTTAATCTTGTTGCAGTAAAATTAATTGTTCTACTACGAATAAAAGGAATAAATGCAACACTTAATAATTTGTCTCCTAAAGATGTTGAAACTATTTGTGGAACTATTGCAGTTCGAATACCGCTACGTGTTTGACCTATTTGTTGTGCAGTTGTTGTAGTTACATCTTGTGCTAAAACTGTCCAACCACCAGCTCCTCTTCCGTTTCCAGCTTCAGTATTTCTTCCTCTATAAGTTCCTCCAGCCGTAGAAGTTTCTACAGGTGTACCCATCCAAAAATCTTGCCAATCATTCCATATAGTACTAATTTCTACACTATTTAAATTAGGATTACCTAAACCCGCAACCATAGTATCAAATGATCCCATTTGATTTACTATTAAATCAGGAACTCTATTAGTTTCTTTCCATTCATCTCCAGGAGGATCAAGAACTATAGAACCTGCCCAAGTAAATATATTAAAAGGATTTACATTTTCATAATGACTTGCATATGGTTGTGTTATTACAGTTTTTTCAGTATAAGGTAATGTTAATAAACTTCCTGTTTTTTGATAATTATTTAAAAGTCTTGAAGTATTAGTAGTATTTTGTTCAATAAATTTTACAGCATCAGAATTGCATGTTGGTCTCATCAAACCATTTGCCATATCCATAGCAACTTTGTAATCTAAATTTGTAGGATCTCCAATTCCATGACCAGTAAAATCATCTACAAAAAATCCATTTTTATATCTATCTAATCCTTGACTATCTAATATTTGTAATCCTGCAGTTTGAGTTTCTAATAAAGATAATTGAGTATAATATTCTACGTTAGCAATTCTATTTTCTAAACGACCAATATCTCTCATAGTATATCGTTTATTATCTTGTTTAGTAATAATTAAATCTTTTGCACTAAAAGTATAAGGATTTAATGAAATAGTATATAAGTGCATAGCATTGTCAAGTCCTTTAGGAACTTGAGGAGTTATTGCACCAGCACCAGATACAAGTTTAAAATTACCATCTTTATCTAAAAATATTTTATCAATTCTAGGTAAATAATATTCTATATCTGCTCTAACTCCTGAATTAAACTGAACTATATCTACAATTGAAGCACCTGTTGCAATTGAAGTAGATGTTGTTTGAAATGTTCTATCCTGAAATGTACCATTTATTACAGAAGCATCTGCAACTCTAGGTCTAAAATCTAAACAATCTCTAAGACTATAAACAATACCTGTCGTATCTGAAGTATATGTTGGAATACTAATGTAAGAATTGTAATCACTAGGATAAGAATCAACGCTAAAGTAATCTCCAGATCCATGATCGTAATAATTAAATACTATTAACAATTGTCCTGTTGGAACTATAGCACCTGTTTTTAATTTTATTCTACCTAAGTCGTAAAAATTATCACGTTGTCCATTATCAAAATCAAATCTATTTGTAATATCTGTACTTGCTGTAGTAGGTGTAGTTGAAAAATTTGCAGACATATAAACGCCTGTTATAGAAGTTGCATCTGCTTTTCCTAAAGATATAACACTTGCTTGTGCTGCTGCTTGAGTTGTAATAGTTGTTGTAGCACCTGTAACTAGAGTTTTTGTCTTTTGATATGCAACTGAACGATTCACCGTTGCCAATATTTTTAATGTAACCGTTCCATAATTTGAACCATAATTTAATGTTAATGTTTTTCCAGTTGGAGTTCCACCTAAAGTAAATATTTGGCCTCCTGCATAGTTATTTCCAGTAACTGCTAATACGTCTCCTACACTTACTCCTGAAGAAGAACCAATAGTCAATACAGAAACAACGTAATCTTTTTCTACAGCAGAAGAAAATACTTCATTCGAACCTGCTGATATTGTTCCTGTTCCACCTGATAAAGTTAGTGTGTATGCTCTTCTAATAGTAAAATTAGTATCTGATATTCCACCATTTGAAGTTGTGTTTAAAGTTTTTATAGTTTTATAAGGTAAAGGAAATACAGCAATATTATTTGTAGAATCTTGTATTGATGCTCTTCCCACAGTTACACTTGTTTTTGTAGATACACCAGACGCACCTACAGTTGCAGTTAATGTTAAAGAAGTATCTGAAACAATTGCTGCTACAAATCTAGTTAAAGAAACTCCTGCATCAGTTATAAATGTTATTGAATCTCCTATTCTTAATTCTGTTGTAAAAAATGTACCAAAACCTTGAATTGCACTAGAGTTATTAGCAACTGTAATTGATCCTGAAATTTTTTTAGTTGATCCATAAGCATCTAATGCTGTATCTGCTGTGTATGTAGGAGAACCCACCATTCCAAGTTGTTTTACATAACTTGTATCAAACGTTTGTACTCCTTTAAATCCAACTGTGTTTGTTTGTATAACAGCAGTTAAACTTGATGTAGTTCCTGTAATTGTTTCTCCTGGAAGAAATGTTCCTGAGACATTGTTTAATACAATAACACCATGAACTGCTGTACCACCAGAACTGTATAAAGTAAGTACGTTAGAATCAATAGGTGTTATACCATCAATGTCATATAGTTGAAAAGTATTTGTAGTTGGATTTCGAACAACAAAAGTTCTATTATTTACTTCAATCATTCCAACTACACCTGAAATAAATATTTGTTGTCCATCTAAAAATGAATGACCATTAGAAGTAACAGTTGCAGTAGTACTTTGTGCAATATTTGTAATCGTTGCACTTTTTACAGAACTATAGAGTTGTTTATAACCAAATGCACCTGAAGTGCTTCCAACTATTTTTTCTCCATCTGTAAATACTTGTGCTGTTCTAATATTAAGATGTGTAAACATTTCTATGTCAAATAGATAATGTTTGTAAATAGCACTTGATAAAGATGAATTTGCAAATACACCTGATGCAGAAGTACCACTATTTAATTCAAATCCTCTAGATTTTGCTATACCAATTTGAGGAACAAAAACTCCGTTTGTTGATTGTTGTGTTCCTTTAACTGCTGTTGGTGTGTTATATAAATTTATTCTTTTAAATGCTTCACTAACAGATGATAAAAAACTAATATCAGGAGAACCATAAACGTTTTTTACATTTATATAATTACCAACTGTAAAATTTGTATTCGAATTATTAGCAGTTGTAAAATTTCTTGATTTAGGAATATTTAAATAACTAGGTCCAATTGTTTCAATTTCATAACCTTTGACATATGCTTTTCCTGGAGACAATACTGCTGTTAACAAAGAATAATCATCTAATCCTCCTTGTGATAATGTATAGATACCTCTATTACCACCATTATTATATTGTTCTCTAATATCTAAATCAAAATCTCTAACAGCATAATCACCAGATTCGTCAGACGTTCTTCTTGCTAAAGTATCTTCTAAAACGGAATATTGTGATGAACGAACTTTATTTTGTCTAATACCATTTTGCAATCTTAATAATTCTACAAAATTTGTATCATCTGCGTCTGATAAAGTTTTTTTAGATAATAATAATTGAATTTGAAATCTATCAGCACCAATTGCATTGTAATTAGAAACTGTAGTACCATCTGTTTTTATTTGTGCAATATCATACAATGAAGAATCTGTATTAGTAGTTACAATATTTTCATCTACGGTTAAACCAATTCTATAACTTGGTGTATTTGAATATTTGTCTAATATTAAAGTAGTGGCATCAACAGCAACTTGAAATCCATTGATATAATAAACTCCTGCGGCAATACTTGCAGCAGAACCTGTACCCGTTGAATCAACAACAGCAGTTGCAAGTGTAGTAGTTCCAGTTAAACTAGTCGCATTAATTGTTTCACCATCTGTAAAAACAAAATTTGTATTATTAGTTCCTGTTTTTGAATATTTGACATATAAAGTATCAGGATCTGTTCCATCTGCAGCAATTGCATTAACACAAGTTGCAACAACTCCAGATGTTACTCCTGTTAATTTTTTACCAATATATAAAGATACGTCTGTATAAGTTTTAGAAGTTAATTTTACATAATCATAATTTAAGTCAAATCCAATTTCACCTGGAATGACCATTGCACCTTTTTGAAATAGAAAATCAGATACTCTTTCTATTTGATTTTGAAGTATTGTTTGTGATTGAGTTAATTCTCTTGACTGAACTGCATAACCGGGTTTAAAAAGTATTCTATGAAACTTTTTAGTAGTATCATAATCATCATAATATGGAAATGATTTAAAATCGTAATTCGAAGGCATATTTCACCTAAAATTCTATTACTAATTTAATGTTCTCGGTTTGATCCGCAGCCCTAGCAATCGGAGCTCGATTTTCTATATAAATTATATCTCCAGAATTTAAATCAACTTCTGAATTAGCGTAACCTGATATAAAATTAGCATTGTTTATAGTTGCAGTTGTTGTTGATGGAGTTCCTGTAGCACCTGATGATGAACCGGTTACAACGTTTACACCACTAAATGCTGTTTTATTTCCACTTGAATCAATACCTTCATTATTAAATCTTGTTTGAATATAATAAAGTATTCTATTTGTTGAATCCCATTCTACTACTTTACCTACTGCACCAGTAGTTGATTGAGTGATTGTTTCATCAGCAACAAATGTTCCAGGTGTAGGTGAACTAGCAAAATTAATTGCTTTTGTTGCTCTAAGAGAATTTGCAGTTGATAATGTTCCAGTAGTTGTTGGATTTGCAATCAACATAATTCTTCTAAAATCGTTTGCAACTGTAAAATCGCCTGAGTTTGCTGTTTCTGCACCTGACAAACTTATATTCATTAAAACAAAATATCCGCCAAGTTCTCTTACAGCATTAAAACCATGACCACCTTTTGGTTCAATGATACAATCTAATTCTGCTCCTACTAAATTTGTACAACCTGCAGCAACAATATCAGAATTTTTAATGTAAGCAAAAGTATAACCAGAACCTACATTTGTAATTATAACACTAGTTACTCCTCCAGCACTTACGCCTACAGTAACTCTACCATTTGTTCCATCTCCACGAATTGGAATATTTGTATAAGATCCTGTTACTCCATTTGTACCTGATGATTTAATTTTTACTATATTAATAGCACCATTAATAGCAGAAGAAGATACTGTAGAATTTGTTACAACAGCCATAAAATCTGTTGATATAAAATTTGCTTGTTGTGTTGCACTTAAAGTGTACATATATTTCCACTTGTAATTATCTCCAGTTTGAATTATTGAAGTTGAAGTACCTGTTGGTTCTATTGTTGAAGGTGCATTGTTATTATTATCTAAACACTTATAAACATTTTTTTCTGAATTTAAAACATAAAATTTTGCATCAAATAAATTAGTTGCAGTAGAATAAGTAGTTTGTAGAGAAGTAGTTCCTGTAATATAATTGCCATAATCGTGTCTGTAATAATCGTAAACCGTGTTTGTTGTCCAATCACGTCTTGCAATTGCATAAGATATATCGGTAGATGCAATTTTTTTAAGAGCTAATAAGTCGTTATAAGCATAATATTCATCAGAAAAACTATCAACTGGAGTTAATGCCGCAGCATCAGTTCCTTCATTTACTGATCTTCCATCACCTCTTATTTGTGATGTACTAAAAGGTTGAGGACGACCTATACCCAAATAATAGTTAGTTGTTCCTGAAAAAGAGTTGTAAAATTGATTACTACTATTAATTCTAAATTTATTTGTTATAATTGCTGGCATAATTTTTAATTTCTTTTGTTATATTTATACATCATTTTTATATTATCCTAAGTATCTTATCATAATAACAGCTCCATTTATAGGTGCCACAATAAATGTTAAATTAGATCCAGATAATGTATATTCTGTAAGAGGAACTTTACATACTCCGTTTACAAATACTAGTATATTATAAACGTTATAATTTGCATTTATGGCAAATACTGTTTGACTTCCATTTCCAGTATATGAAGTCATTGCACCTAAAGTAGCAGGTATAAATTTTGCATTAGTTCCAACCCAACTTAAAGTTTGTTTATTTGTAGGAGGAGTAGTCGATAAATCAACATCTGTAAATAAATCTATACTAGAATTGTTAGAACCAATTTCAATCCAACTTCCTGAATCTGCAAAAAACAATCTTGCTGCACCAGTTATTACTCCTATTGCACCTTGATATGTTATTGCGTTTGGTAATGAACCAATATTTGCATAGTTAAATCTAATTTTATTAGCCGAACTTGTAACATCTAAAAAATTTGTAGCGCCACTTAAAGTTTTATTAGTTAATGTATCAGTAGTTGCTCTTCCAACTAATGTATCTGTAGAAGTTGGTAATGTTAAAGTTCCTGTGTTTATAATTTGTGCTATAGAAGGAGTTGTAATTGTAGGACTTGTATCTAATACTACTTTACCAGTTCCTGTTTTATCTGTAAGAGTGGTACCATTAATTTTAAATACGTTTCCTGTGCCAGCTGTATCAAATGTTTTATTTGTTAAAGTATCTGTTGTTGCTCTACCAATAAGAGTATCTGTTGATGTGGGTAAAGTTAATGTTCCAGTATTTGTAATTGTAGAAATAACTGGTGTAGTTAATGTTGGAGATGTTGCTAAAACATTACTTCCTGTTCCTGTATTTAATGTGATAGTAGTTCCATTAATTTTAAATACGTTACCTGTTGCAGCAGTATCAAAAGTTTTATTTGTAAATGTATCTGTAGTTGCCTTACCAACAAGAGTATCTGTAGTTGCAGGTAATGTTATAGTTGAATTTCCACTATTAGTTAATATTTGTGAAATTGAAGGAGAGGTTAAAGTTTTATTTGTAAAAGTTTCTATACCATTTAATGTTGCAAGTGTATTAGGTCCAGTTGGAAGTACCAAAGGTCCTGAATTTAAAATTGTAGATATAATAGGTTGATTTAAAGTTTTATTAAAAAGAGTTACAGTATTAAGAGTAGTTACAAATACACCTGAAGTTAGTGTTGTACCATCTCCCATTGCAGTATAGAGTTCTGTAAAATTAGCATTAATTTTTGTTCCTGCATTTCGTAAGGTATCTCCTGTACCATCGTTTGCGAATGAACCTATATTTACTGGTTGTTTACTCATTTTTTATAATTGTTTCTTATATTTATAATCATTTTTAAGGTAGTGTACTATCAAAAGTTATTGGATTATTATTTCTGTCAATTGTTTGATCCATTTTAACTATATCACTATCAAATTGTATTTTTCCTACAATTAATACAATTTCTGCAGGCATAGTTAAACTTGCTTTAATATTTCTACCTGCATCATTAGAACAAAACAATAAATGATTATCTTTTCCATCATAAATTGAATCCGTATTAAAAGTTAAATTATTTGATAGAGTACCAATAGTATAATTAGTTCCTGCTTGTCTAACAAAGGATCTATCTATTTCTCTATTAATTGTTCTATAAGAAGGACCTGTATAAGCATAACCTTTTCTTATATCTATACCACCTATTAAATATCTAAGTCTTGATATATAGAATAAATTTACTGGTGACCTTCTTAATGTTATATCTCTTGATGAAATTAAAAATTGTGAACCTGTTTGTTGATTGAAATCTCCACCTTTTCCTAATAAAGGAGTTAAGTTTAAAGTTGATCCATCATCTATTGTTCCAAGTTTTCTTCTAAACGTTGTTAAGAATAAAGTATTTAAAACGCTAAATAAAGGAGATTGAACAACTTTTGAAATTTCGCCAATAATTGGAGCTCTTGTTTTAGCAACAGCAAATGATTGTATATCTACTTCTCCTTCAAAATAAAAACCTGCAGGATGTATAGATTTAATAAAATCTGATCTCCATTCATTTATAGTACGTCCTACTTTTACTACATAAGAATAATCTTGATATTTTTTATTGTCTTGAATAATCATAGAACTTTCAGAAATCAATCCTGTAGTTCCAAAATATGATCCGTCTGTTTCTCTTACAGTACCAACAATTATATTTCCTGTTGCTTCAGTTGCAATTGTAATTGTACCAGTTGCATTTGATAAATTTCCTGTAACAGTATAATTTGGATATATTGTAGAGGTAGTATTTTTTAAAACTAGCAATCCGGTTGCTAAATTAAAACTAACAACTGTTCCAGTAATACCAGTATTAGTAGTTACAGTTTCATCTACAATAAATGAACCAATTATTGAAGTTATTAATAAATTAGTTTTAAATTTTAAAGGAACAGAAAGATCAGTATAACCTGCACCTTCTTCAACAAATTTTATTGATTGTATTTTTCCTATATTAGAACCAAAACATTTTATCTTTGCATTTATTCCAGAATTTGATGATATTGTTATTGTGGGTAAAGAAGTATAACTGTTTCCTTTGTTATAAAGAAATATATCCGTAATATCACCAGAACCACTTGCTTTTTCTTGAACTAAAACAGAACCATCATAACTATCACCATTCTGTGTAAAATCTTCTAATATAATACGATCATTTGAGTTATCCTCATTTATAAATCCACCATTGACAATTTTAACAAATCCTGCAGCATCTTTTCCGTAAGTTCCTGTATTGTTAAAAATTAAATCATCTCCAATATTATAACCAATTCCAGGAACATCTATGATAATATTTTCAATACTGCCTGTATTTAATTTGTCAATTTGTACTGCGGTATTATTATTGGTTGTTGTATCAACTATTTGATTAAATGAATATAAAGAACCTCCATTTGTAATTTCAAAATCTGCAGGTATTCCTAAAACACTTGCAGTAATATAAGTATCATCTGTATCATTAGAAGTTCCTTTAATTGTTTCTCCTAATAAAAATGTTCCATTAATATTATTAGGATCTAAAACAATTTCTGTTATTAATTCACCACCTATAATAATCTTAACAATATTTTGAACAATAGCTGTTGCAAAAGAAGTTGTTCCTGTTATTTGTCTGTATAATAAATTATAGGTATCTCCTTTTATATCTGAAACTCTTATAATATTATTTTTTTCCCACTTACCATCAGACGCCCTTAATATATTATCTCTTGGATAGATAGTTTCTGCTTTTTCATTAAACAATATTCGAAAAAATAAATCATTACCAACAGGTGTTCCTTTTAAACTATAAAAATAATAAGCATTTTTATAAAATTCTCTTTTTTTTATTTCTGAAGTTATAGTTTCAGGAAGAGTATTAACTAATTCATTTCTAAAATGAGATAAAAAATTATCTAATGTTTTATCTACATCTCTTAAATTTAATAACTGTTGAATACTTGTAACTGGATTTGGTTTATAATTGTTTATTACTGCTGAAGCATTAGAAGTTAACCCTAATATAACTTCATCTTTAAGAAATTTGTCTTGTGCTAATATAAAAATTTTTCCAGTATTAGTAGTTTCGTTTATATCTACTGATAGTATTGTTGATAATGCTTTTGAAGTTTGACCTTGTACTATTTCACCTACTGTAAATTTACCATAAGCAGAACTTTCAAATAATAATTTTTCTTCTGCATTTTCAAGTGTAATTTCTGAAGATACTCCTGTACTATTTAAAAGTAAAAGATTTACTTGACCGGTTTCTGATTCTAATTGTAAACCATCTGTAGTTTCAACTTCTGTGACCTCTAATAAAGAAGCCTCCATGAATGTGTAATATGCTTTTAAAAATTCTACAAATTTGGGATGATCTTCTACAACAAATTCTGGTAATTGAGAAGTAACTAAATTAGATATTTTCTCTTTAAACAAAGACATAATTAATTACTTCTGGATGTTACAACAACTCCTGTAGTTGTTACTGACGAACCTCCTACATAATTATTTTTTTCAACACTAATTACAGAATTATCAAAATCAATTTCAACTACTTGATCTCTAACGGGAACAATATCATTTGAATTTGATTTAACAGTTAATGAAATATAATCAACTTCATTTCCATTAACAGGTTCTATATTACTTATATTTAATGAATTAATTAAAATTTCTCCAGTGGTATAATTAATAGTTCCTTGATTTGTATTTACATAATTTACAGCAGAATCAGTTAAACCTGTAGATACTAAAGTATACAATCTAATTTTACCGTTACCATCATCATTTAAATAATATATGTTTGTAGGATCTCCATTAATTTTAAATGCAGACGATTGTAAAATGCCTCCATTTACTTCATTATATCCTGATGTTGGATTGTATAAAGCATTTCTAAAATAAACTGAATATGAAAGATTTGATCCTAAAACAGGAATCAATCTTTGTTTAATTTTTAATGTAGTTATATTTGAATCTATACTTGAATCTGTATTATCAATTAATTTTGTTAATTTTGAAAAACGAAGTACTGAATCAAATCTTTGCAATGTATTTTGATTATAGTCTATTAAATTTTCAATTACTAATGATCTTATTGTATCTGCTGTTTTTGTAGTTAAAGATGAATTAAATAATATGTTACTATTAATCATAACATATGTTATAGTAGGATCTACAATAACAGGACGAATAGAAGCAATATTATAATTTTTTAAATTTGATGAAATTAAATCTTTAGCTCCAACTGTTAATGTTTGATCATTATCTAATTTTATAGCAATTTTTACATTTCCATAAGAAGGATATTCATCATTTTCACTACCCCACGCTTTAACTGATAATGCAGCAGGAACTAATTTTTTAACTAATGCTTCGTAATCAAAACTTGTAACTGCTCTATTTTGTGTTCCATAAAATAAAGGTGCATTATATCTTATAGATTCTTTTGATTCGGCTAATGCTCCACCAAATGAAGGAGTTGTAGTTGTTATTGTTATATCGGAAAATCCTTGAATTGCATTATTAATTGAAAAAGTTGTTGCACCATTTGATAGTGTAGCGTTAGTAACAATGTATTGAAGGATAACTATATTACCATCATCTGGTTTTTTTCCAATAACATTATCTCCAAAATATATTTCATATCTTCCATCTTCATTTTCTTGTTTTAGATATACTAAACTATTGTTACCTACATTTGTATCTGGATTAAAAACTTTGCTCGCTTGAATTGCATTAACATCCAATTCTATAAAAATTCTTGACGTAGTATCAGTTGCACTATTTTGCAAAACAACATTTAATGTTGACATGTCAGCATATTGACTTGGAATTACAAATTTTTGATCAGGATCATTTGAATCTACAACATATCTATAAGTTACTAAAGTTCCTTCATATATTGAAACATCATTAAAAGTATAAACATTATTTTCAATAGTTGCTGAATAATCTTCTTTAGTTACATATTGAAAATTTGTTCCGTTTACTGTAGTTGAGAAAGATGTACCTTTTGGTAATATTAAAGATGAACCCGTTGCATCATTTACAACAATATTAATTACGGCTTGTGGAGAAATAACTGAAGAAGGAATATAACCTAACCCTTTTGCCAAAGAAACAATATTTTTTCTAATATCAGCACTATCTAAAAACATTTCGTTTGCTAACATGTTAGCATTGTAACCTAGATAGTGAGTATTATAAGCTAGAATATCTAAAAGAACAGACATACCAGATCCTTCAAAATTATAATCTTGAAATTCTGTTTGACTTTGTAAAAAGGTTTTAAGATTTGCCTTTATCGTGTCAAAATCAAAATCTGATACTTGTAACTTAGAACTTGCCATTTTATCTTAATCTTTCTAAAAATGTTTCCACAACCACTGGTTCTGGATTTCCTATAACATAAAATATAATTGATAATCCATAAGAATTATTATCAATATCAGGATCTGCTAATATTTGAACTAATTTAATTCTAGGTTCAAAATTAACTAAAACTTCTTGTACTTTTCTTTGTAGATTTAATGCAGTTAATGGTGTTATATTTTCAAATAACAACGCTCTAACATCAGAACCTAACTCGGGATGAAATGGTCTATCAAAGTGAGCAGTACTTACTAAATTTCTAACACTTCTTTTTACAGCTTCAATATCAGTTAATTTATTGACATCTCCTGTAACTGTATTTCTTCCAAAATCTAAATCCAAATCAACGTATTGTCTAGTTGCACGGTTACTTTTATTAGTACTAGATGAATCGTAATTTGGCATAAGTGCTAATATTTATAACAGATTTACGCTTTTTAAAATTTAAATTTAATTTGATAAACCTTGAGGAGTTACTGTATCTATTACATATCCTTCACCATGAGCATCAATAAATTGTTTATCAAAATTAGGAGGAGCAGGAGTTTCAAAAAAAGATACAGTTTCTTCATATATATCATTATTTTTACACCAAACTTTTATTTTATGTGTTAACGTGGGTAACAATTTTTCAGTAGATACTTCTAAAAATTCTTGTTCAGTATGTACATAATTAAAACCCTCAATTACAGGCCATTGTTTTTTACCTATTTCTTTATTATTACATTCTATATTATAACCAAATGATAAATTATTAAATTTAACAATATTATCATTATTTGAAGTAAATCCTATTTTTATATGTACTATATCCCAAAAAGGATCTTCGGGATTTAAATTTGGTATTGTTACAGACCAATTATTTGTTGATATATTATATTTTGCTATTATATTACTCATTATGTTATCCTATATCTAATTACTATTTTTCCTTGTTGACCATTTGCACTACCATAACTTCCTGCATTGAAAGGATCATTATAATTTCCTGCATTACCATTTGTAGTTCCTGGAGTTATTTCTGCAGCATAACTTTGGCCACCACCTCCTCCACCACCACCGTTTCCATCACCATTGGGCAAATTTCCTCTAGCGCCACCCCAATATCCTCCTCCACCTCCTCCTGCACCACTTTGATCCCCTGGTGCATAACTGTCTCCATCTCCTCCATCATAACTTCCTGTATTTCCTCCTTTACTACCACCAGAGTTAGCATTTCCACTTCCACCATCTTGATCTCCGCCACCTCCAGCACCTCCTCCTCCATTTTCAGCACCAGCACCTCCTCCGCCTCCAGCGGCACACCATTGTATTATAGAATTTTTAAAAATAAAAGAACCCCCTCCTCCACCACCACCTGAGCAAGAACAACCACTAGGACCTGCACCCCAACCATTTCCTCCTCTACCATAACCAGAACCTCCACCTGCAGCACTATTTGTTACACAACCACCATTTCCATTTCCTCCGCCACTTCCAACATAAACGTTTAATACATCATTTTTTGATACAGATAATGCTGGAGTTCTAGCATAAGAACCTCCACCTCCATTTTGGGATCTTCCTCCTGCACCTCCTGCAGCACCCCAACCAAATACTTCTATAGTTGCATTACCTGGTGCTGATAATATTGTAAGTGTATCGTTAGATGTAAATTGATGTACATTGTAGGTAATAAGTCCTATTGTTTGCGTTGAAAGAGATCCTCCTGTAGCTGAAACAAATCCACCAGCAGATGCTCCAATTAATAAATTATATATTGTCATATTATAGTTTTATATATTTTTAACTTAATCCCCCACCTGTAATAACAAAAATGTTTGTTGATACACAAAATACAGTTGCTAATCCATATTGTGCCAATGTTCTATTTCCTGTTGTATTAGTACCAACTAGATATAATGTTACATTTGTATCTTGTGTTATTGTTATATTAGATGTTGAGTTATTAAAAATTGTTATACTTTGACCTGCTAAAAAAATACTAGCAGGAACAGTAACTCCTGATGCAGTAGATATAAATTTACCATGATCTGATAATTGTAATGTATATGTTGATGCTTTAACATTTATTGGTACTAATCTAATTTCTCCTTTTGTATCTGCAACGCTAGTTCCTGTAATTGTATTAGGTGTAATATCCCCAATTGCAGGAGGAGAACTAAATGCTGATTGATTGTTAATTGAAATTGCAGTGGCGTTTATTGAACCTACTGATATATTTTTTGTAGTTGTGTTACCGTTTCCTAAAACTCTATCAAGTGTTGTGTCTTGACGCAAATCACGGATATTTTCATCCATTTCGTCATATGTTAATGCTGTTCCTTTTGTATTTCTATAAGTTATAGTCATTAATCTGTTTTATCTCCATTATCATTATAGTAAATACCAATATAACTTTTATATGTGTTACCAACTATGCCTGGATTTTGGTCAAAGTAACCAAAAGCAGCATATTCAAAACGTTCTGTTTCTGCTTTAGTAGGTTGACTTGTAAATGTATAACCAGATGAATCTAATATTGCCATCTTTATCCTGTTATTACGTTTATTGAACCTGTTGCAGCTTTATTTGCTACCCAACCATTATGACCTGCGGTTGCATCATCTTTTCTATGAACTCCTATACCATTTACAAATACTGTAGTGCTTCCTTCTAACGCTATATCGTTACATGCAGTTTTATCGCCTATTCTGACTGCTTTTTTTCCATTTACAAATACATTTTCTGATCCTGTTTTGTAAGCAGTTTGATGATATGGAGTTTTTGCCTTGGCATGTCCAATATGTTTATCCAAATCTACTCTAACAATACCTGGCATTTATTTTTTTATCTTCCTTGGCCTCTATAAGCCTTAAAACTTCTTCTTTTATGTTTATTCATCATTGAAGAACTTAAATAACCACGTCCAATGCTTGTTCTTTTAGGTTTTCTTTCGCTTTTTGATGAATTTGTATTTCCTGCTACTTTTCTTGCCATTTTTTTTTGCTTTTTTTAGTTTTTTTTGTTCCGAATCATCAATCATAAATGATAAATCGTCAATTTTATCAAAATCAATCATATTTTACTATTTATAAGAATTTTTTTGGTGTTGTATTTTTGCAACAGTGTTAAGTCATTGATTTTATTATCCTATTTCTTTGAAAATAACCAAAATAACCCTTGATTTAATCCATTTTATAGTATATTATAGCTATATGAACTTAAAACAACTAATAAAAGAAATAAAAAAAGATACAAAAATGTATTTAAAAACAAAAGACGGAAAAAACTACATTCAATTTCTTAAAAGACAAAAAGAAAATGAAAATTTAGTAGTTGTGAAAGGAGTTAACTAATATGTTTAATAAAGATGATATAAAATCTCTAGTTTATGCAGGCCTATTCATAGTTGCTGTTTATGCTTCAATGTATGGTTTCTATTATTTGGCAAAATTTATGGGAATTTATGAACAAATGAAAATATGAAATTAGATATTTTATTAAAATGGATTGCTACAGTAATTTTAATTATAGGTAGTGGTATAAATTCACTAGGGATTTATCCACTAGGACCTATTGTTATTATTACAGGTAGTTTTATTTGGTTAATCGTAAGCATTATGTGGAAAGAACCAGCATTAATTATTACAAACGGAGTATTAGTTGTTGTAAGTACTGTTGCTTTATTGTATCATATCTATGGATAAACCAGAAATTATTGATATTAATTATATTGGTTATTGGGGTAAATGTTATCTTGTTAAGTATAAAGGTTATTCAAACGTTATTTTAAAAGAAGAAATTGAAGATTGGTGTAAAGAGGTTGACAATTTAAACAATTCCTGATAGAATAAATAAAGATATGGAAGAGAAATATCTTTATTTGAGTTTATTATTAGCGCCTGTAATTGCATTTTTATTATACAAACTAGGCCTAGAGTTATGGTGTTTGGCCTATGCGCTTATTCATTAAATTACTATTATTCATATTAGTAACTAATACTTCGTATTCACAATACACTTACGAAAATATTCCACAAATTACAATACAAGCATTTAGAACGGCGGAGGAACATCTTCCATTAACATATTCTTATGACGTTATAGAACCAAATGATATAAAGTCATCATCAAGTTTAAATATAATTCAAAGCGGACCTAAACAACAATTTAGTAGTACCTTTACTCGTGGTACAAATTCAAATCATACATTATTTACTTTAAACGGTATTCCTATTAAAGATGCTAGTACACCTACAGGCAGCGATGATCTAACTCAACATAGTTTTGCTGGAGTTTCATCATTAGAAATTATTAAAGGCCCAATGAGTAGTGTTTATGGGCCAGATGCAATTGGTGGAGTTGTTAATATGGTAACACAACCAAATGATAAAAATTGGATTGATCTATCTTACGGTTCTAATAATACATGGAATGAAAAAATTAAATTAGGACAAACAATAGGCAAAACTATAATAGATTTTCAAGGTGAAAATGAAAGTAGTAAAAATATAAGTGTCCATCCTAATGGTTCTGAAAAAGATCCATATCATTTTAGAAACTATACATTTCAAACTCAATCACTATTAGATAGTGGTTACTATTTAAAATCAAATTTTATAAATCAAACTAATCATACTAATTTAGATGGCTTAGGAGAAGATACTCGTAACTATACAGGTTTATATAAATTTTCAAATCAATATCTATCATTACAAAATAAAGATAATGAATTAACGATTAATAATACCGATCATAATAGAGATTATAATAAAAATGGTGTTAAAGATACTTACGATAGTAATAACAAAACATTATTAACCAAAACAACTATTCATACGTTTGCTGATATTAGTGTAGGTTCAGAACATACATTCACTCATGGTAAATTTGATACTAACATAGATGATTATGTTTCTTCAGTAGATAAAAAAAGAGAAAATCATGCCTATTATACTAATGCAATCAAATTTTTATCTGATGATTTTTTTGTAACAGCAGGTGGCCGTTATGATATGCCTAGTAATTTTGATAATCAATTAACTGAAAGAGTTGGTGCATACTATAATGGATTTAGAACAAGTGTATCAACAGGTTATAAAATGCCTACGTTGTATGAAATGTACGGTAAAGACAATTATGGATTTTTAGGTAATTCAAAATTGATACCAGAAGAAAGTATTACATACGAAGTAGGTTACAAAAACAAAATTATAGACATTGCACTATTTCAAAGTGATATAAAACATTTATTTGTTTATAAAAACAACACCTATGTAAATGATACTGGAATAAGTACAAGAAAAGGTATTGAAACAAAATTAAATTATAATATATCTGTTATAGATTTTAAAAACTCAAATACATTTTTAATTGCTGAAGATAGTTCGGGTAATGAATTAGTAAGACGTCCTAAATGGGTAAACAATTTAGAAGCATCATATAATAAAATTCAAAATACATCTTTAAAAGCAAATTGGAATTATTATGGTTCTCATATAGATGTTGATAGCGTAACTTATAATAATAAAATTATGCCTGCTGTAAGTACATTTGATTTAAGTGCTGATTACACTTTAGGTAATACAATTCTTTATGGTAAATTAAATAATATTACCGATAAAACTTATCAAAGACCAGATGGTTATTCTCAATTGGGTAGAAATTTTCTAATAGGATTTAGACAGAATTTCTAATATTAAGCTTGAGCTTCACCCCAACGTAAAACTAGATTTGAGTTGATTGGAGAACCTTGCGTCAAATAAACGTTTATGAATAATGTATCTGGACCATTTGGAAATGTTCCTCTTCCTCCAAGTGGAGTATTAGTTAATTCTTTTAAAGATGAAAGATCCAAACCGTCTCGTGATGATTGACCTGCAATGAATGAGAAAATTGTTTCTCCCGGTAAAGCATAAGTTGATCTACTAATAGTAATTAAATTACCATTTAATAAAGCAGCAGACAAACCTGAACTTATTGTTATACTATTATTTGGAATAAAACTTACTACTTTAACGTTACCAGCAAAAGCATTTGTTACTGATGTAGAGAATACGTCATCTCCAACTGCAATACCTATTGTACTTGCTACCGGAATAGTTGTTGCTCCAAGTGAAGCACCTGATGTTGTTGTTGTTAAATTAAACTGATTATCAAATGTAACTGAGGTACCTAAGGAAATTTGAGAAAAACTTGGTTGTCCTGTAGGAATAGCAGGAGAATTTAAACTGTTCCAAGTAATGTTAGTTACAGTTGAAGGATAGTTTGAAGGATTTAATACACCCTCAATTACAAGTGCTGAGTTTAAATTTGAACTACCACCTGCTGTAATTTCAAGACCTGATAATAATAATTGAGCTCTATTAATTAATTCTCTTGTTCCTAAATCACCGGTGATAGCATTAGATACACTTGGTGCTAAACGAATTGCAAACGCAGTAGTTTTTTTTGTACTAATGTTAACGTTTGTAGCTTGATAGTTAAAAATATAACCTCTATCTTGATCAAATCCTCCATCAGTTAAAAATGCAGAACCCCAATGACTAATAATAGGAGTTGCAGTTTGAGAAACTAAAAGCACTCCTGATCTTATAGGGTGTGTTGTTGCTGCTGTACCTAAGAATGAACGTGTTGTTCCTGCAACAAATTGTGTTAATGGTGCTGATCTAGTGCAACCTGTTAATGTTGTTGATGTAACTCCTGTATAAGATATCAATTCTCCTTCCACATAAACCGTTCCTGCTGTAGGAAAGTTTGTTGTATCTGCGACAGGTAAAGTTGTAACAGAAGCATCAATTGCTGAAGTTAAATTTGTTTTATAACTTTCATTTGTAACTTCATAACGTACCGGTTGGTTACCAGAACGCATGTATGCTTCTCTATTTACGTTTGAATTTTTTATTCTATGTACTGTAATATATTTACCTTCTGGACCTCTTAACATAAAATCAATAAATCCTGCACCATACCATGTCCATTGAATTCCTATCATTTGCATTTTAGAAGGATCAAGTAAATAACCACTAGGATTATAAACACTATTTGTACCATCGCAACGATCTACATTCCACTGATTTTGCATAATAATTTTATCATTTACTTTTGCCATTTTAACACCAGTCTGTTGAGTTGCACCTCTAAAATCTGGATTAACAGTCATATTAAAATTATTAGTAATGTTTGTAACCGTATGTGTCATACCTCTAATTACAACTTTATCTCCAACTAAAAGTTGTTCTGTAAATCTTGTATTTGATCCTACTATATTGTTTGAATCTGGAGTTGCTGTAATAAATCCTGCTAATTGAAATGTTGCTGATCTTCTTGCAACACCAAATTGATTTCCATCATATAACCAAAATACACCATTTTGATCATCAAAAGTTCCTGCTCTTACGATAGCACCATGCCATTTAATAGGAGTAAAATTACATGGAGAATCTAAAGCTCCTGATGTTGCAGCCAATACTTGATTTGCTATTACATTTAAATTACGTTCATCAATTATACTTGTTACAGTATAAGTTCCATTATATCCTGAAGTTATAACACCACTTACTGTAATTTGTGCTCCTACTTGACAACCATGATCTGTATCATCAGTTGTAATTGTGATTGTACTTCCAATAGCTGTTCCAGTAGAAGTAATTGATCTAATATCTTGACTTGGAGCAAATAATGCACCAGTATTATAATTAACTGCTTTACCTGATTGATATCTAATATATTTTTTACTTTGACGTATTGCTGTTGAACCATATCCAGGTCCACCTGTTCCTAATTGAACTCCTCCATCAACTGCTCTATGAGTATAAAAACAATCTGGTCTAGTATAAACAACACCAAGGGGTGTTCCTGTAATCACTCCATTTGCTCTAGCAGTATAAGTGAGTGTTGTTGGAGATGGAACAGATTCAACATAATATGGACCTGTTGCAAGAGAATGATTATTAGTTCCTCCTATAATTGCATCATCTGAAGTTATAACAACAGTAATACCCATACCTGGAACTAATCCATGAGCATTTGCAAACGTAACTGTTATTACTGCAGGATTGGATGCTGAAATTGAGAATGTTGCTTGATTGATTGCTGAACTTGTGTAAAAGTTTCCTTTTCTCAATTGTGTATAAGTTGAAGCAACTTGTTGTCCATTTGCAGTTCCTACTTTTGCTTTTGAATAATATGTAAAACTTGTTGTATCAGGAACAGTGTTTACTATAAAAGTTCCTTCTGCACGAGAAAATCCTAAAATAGTATTTAATAAACCTTTAATAGTTATTGGAGTTCCTACTGTAATTCCGTGAGCAGTTTGTGTTGTTACAGACATTAAACTTGCACCAGTACCACCAGCAGTACCTACAGAAGCATCTGTTGTTACACTTGTAACTAATATATCTGTTCCTGGAACTTCATATAAACTTGGATAACCTCTTACGATATCAATAACTTGCCACTTCGTAGGTTGCAATCCATATTCAAAGTCAGCATCCAACATTGATGTAGGTGTTGCAACACGCATACGTTCAAAAGCATCTGTACCCATATCCCAAGGACGTACAATTGTTTCTTTTTGATCTATAAAAATTTGTATTTGATCAGTTGATTGCATTGATGAAGTATTTTTTTGTAAGTAAACATAAGTTACTCCATCTGTATTATCTAAGGCTGTAGGAAATGCTGATTCGTTTGCTCTGCTAAAATTAAGTACTGTACCTGAAAAAGATGAATCGGCAAAATTATATAATATTGTATTTCTTGTTACGTTAGTAATAAGTAGTAGTTGACTTAAATCAATTTTACCTGGAAATTTTATAATACCAGATCCTGATACACCTGGAGTAAAACTGTATTGTCTTATCTGCGTTTTTGCCATTTAATTCCTTATTCTCTATTTATGATAGTGCAGTGGACATTGCTATTGCAAAATTATTAATATCTAATCCTGCAACTGTAACACTGTTAGCAGTTAAAGTTGATGTACTTACTGTTGTTGCTGTTACGTTACCATTTAAATTTCCTGATACGTTACCTGTTACATTACCTGTTATATTACCACTAAATCCTGATGACGCTGTAATAGTAGTTCCTCCAATAGTAGTTCCTGATATTGCACCACCTGAAGCCAATGATTGAACAGACGTTGCACCTGCAACTAAACTTTGATTATCAAAATCAAATCCTGTTAACGTAGTTCCAATGTTAAAAGTTCCTAAATATATTTTACCCGATAGATACAAATCTTTAAATTTTTTTGAAGTAGTTCCTATATCATAGGTGTTATTTAATTGAGGAGTTGGAATTGCAGATATACCCGAACTTAATTTAGTATCTATTGCAGTATTTAAATCACTAATATTGACTTTTAATGAATTTAAATTATTTAATTCATTCTGAATTTTTAAATTTTCAATATTAATTTGTTTTCTGATGTTAATCTCTTCCCCTCGTAAACTAGGTATAAAAGAATTTTTTAATGTTGTGCGATTATATGCCATAATAGGTTATGTATATTTATAAATAATATCACCAACAACATAGGAGTGTGTATGGTTAAAAAAAAGAAAACAGTAACTCCTGAAGATATCATTGAATCTATAAAAGAAAAACAATCTGAAATTGACGACTTATTATACGACTTAGAAGATAAGATCGGTGTTTCGTATGAAGAAGAAGAAATAGACGAGACAGACGAAGAATAATAACAATCTATATTTCAGGTGCCTAGGTAACTAGGCACCCCTTGACACAACAAAGGGAACTAATGGCAAGAAAACTATTTCTTTGCTTTATTATACTACTATTTGCAAAAACTGCTTATACAATAGAACCCGATTTTAAAATATTACAATATCCAGTAGTGTGTACTTCCAAAGATAAAATGGAAGAATATTTAAAAGATTATAATTTTGAATTACAAAGTGTTAGTCTTTTAAAAGAAGAGCAAGACGATAATGGTACCCCATTATTAGTAGTAGAATATTATCTTAATAAGAAAAAAACAGAATCTATAATATTACTTACAACTTTAGATAATAAAGAAAGTTGTATGGTAGGTAGAACATTTAATCTTAAAAAATATAAAGGAGAACCAGCATAATGAAACAATACGCTCTGTTTATTATTCTTGGTGTTATATTTTCATTTCTTGGTTGGATATATCTTTCAATCTATTGTTATTCAAAACGTTATATGAAAAGACTTAAAAGACTAAAAAAATTAAAATTGTTAGCAAGAAAAATTAGGAGGAAACATGCTAGGTTTTAGATTTAAAAAAAGAAAACCAAGTTTAAAGATACTAAAGAAAAAGGCACCAAAGATACCTGATTTTACTTGTCCTCATATAGATGAGATTATAACATTTATAGAAGATTTAGATGTATTGAAAAGAGGTCAGTTATATAAATTTAAACGTGGTATGGAAAAATTAAGAAACTCCAACGATAAATTAAGAGATAGTGGTATCTATTGGTATGATGTTGTAAAAGATTTACTGGACAAATAGATGGAAATATTAGATATTATTATTGTTGTTTGGTATGGTCTTATGATAGGTTATTTGTTTTTGAATAGAG